CTCGGCGAGGTGCGGTGGGTCCCGGCTAGGTCCGGTAGGGCAGGGTTCGGCTGGGCAGGCATGGACTGGTAGGTCCCGGCGCGGCTCGGCACGGGCAGGGCGCGGTGCGGTCGGGTATGGCATGGCAGGCAGGGTCTGGCGTGTAGCGGTTCGGTTAGGCAGGGCTGGGCTTGGTATGGCAGGCGTGGCAAGGTGTGGAGGCTCCTTCCATAGGAGCAGCCCCGGTCCTGTACCACCCGACCGCTTGCTAGCGGCGGACGGTTGGGCCGGGGCACCTTCGCGTCAGGTGCGCCCGGTGACCTCCAGCCCGACCGATGCTGCCGATCGGGTGAGCACTCCGTCGCGGACTTCCCATGTGCGTCCACGGACATCGCGGATGGTCACGGAGGCGGCCGCTCTGTCGGTCTGGTATCGGTCGACGACGACATCGGCTTCGGGCTTCTGTCCTCGCACCTGCGTGGCGATCTGCTCGGCCAGGTCGTGGACCGCGGATGCGACAGGATCGGAGTTCAGCAGCTTCTGGATGCCGCCGGAGTCGAGTCGGACGTCGGCCATGTCACACCACCTCGTATCGGCTCGGGTCGGGGAACAGCTCCTTGAGCCGGGAGCGCACGACCGGGAACGACCCGTCAGTGGTTGAGATCATCGGGCGGGCCATCGCCGCGTCGAGGTCGTGGCTGCGGTTGACCTTGCAGTCCTCCACCGGCTCGGTGGCCCCGACGTAGAGGTTCCCGTAGAGGCTGCGCCACTGCGGCGGGTCGGGATGGCCGTAGCGCCCGACCCGCTCGATCGCATCAAGCATCCCCGACTTGTCGAGAACCACCGGGTAGTGGAACTCGTAGCTCATCGGGTTCTCGATGGCCTGGGAGCGGAGCCAGTCGCGGGTGTGGCGGACCGACTTGGCCCACGAGTCCTTCCGGCCCTTGAGCATCACGTCTGCGTGGTGGTCGAGTGAGCACCGGATCCACGGACCCAGATGCGGGTTCGGTTGGAGCACGAAGAAGTCGTCGTTCATCACGACGAACTGCTCGGAGATGTCCGGGTGCTCGCAGGCGAGGCGGATGTTGTCGAACACGTTCATGGGCTTGGCGCGGCCGTGGCGGTTGCCGGGGATGTGTCCGATGCCTTCGATCCAGCGGGGCTTGTGGCCGACGAACCAGACCCGGTCGTGGTCGAGGTTGACGAGGGACCGCAGCGACATGCGGAGTTCGTTGTTCATCTCGCCGGTGCGGACGAGGTAGACGACGTCCATCAGAGGCCGACTTCCGCGATCCGGTCGTAGACCCGGATCTCTCGATCGCCGGCCCATTCGTCCACGGCTTTGATGACGCCGGGGAATTGGTCGCCGTAGTCGTGGAAGGTCACCAGCCCGTCGGGGGCCATGTGTGGCAGCCATGCGCCGATGTCGGCCATCACGCCTTCGTAGGTGTGCATCCCGTCGATGAACAGCAGACCCACGGCCGGGCCGGTCCACGCTGCGGCAGCGTCGGCGGACGATGCCTTGTGTGGGCAGACATTGAGCTTGGCGGTGCGGGCGGTGAACGTCTCGAGGACGGTGGCGGTGGCGTACTTGTGGGCGTTCGGCTGGCTGCCGAGGTCCCACAGATCGACGCAGTGAACGGTGACGCCGTTGCCGCGCTCGGCCCCGTAGGCGAGGAAGCACGACGACTTGCCGGTGTACGACCCGATCTCGACGATGGCCTGGTCTGCTGGGACCTGCGAGGCGAGGTAGGCGAGCCGCTCACCCTCCTCGCTGTGGAGAAAGCCCTTCAAGCCGGTGACCCGTCGGGGGCAGTCGAGTGTCTCGGTCATCCCTGCGCCCGTTCGAGTGCCACGGAGATCCCGGCTTCCCAGCCGGTGAGCGGGTTCTTCCACTTCCCCGGCTCACCTTCGATCCGGTACAGCTCGCCGTCGACCTCGAAGAAGTCAGAGTGTGTGATGTCCGTCCCGTACGTGGCGAACAGGGTCAGCCCGACGATCACGCCCGTCCGACCGCGAGCGTCGATGTCGTCGCTCGTGCGCGGTGCGGTGAACGCGTCCGCCAGAGTCGTGCGCGTCTCGGTGCTCGGGATCGGATCGCCGTACTGGTCGGTGCCGCCCGGCGATTGGCGGACACGGACGATGCTCACCCGTCCTCCATGAGAGCGTGGACGCCCTCGATCGTTTCCTCCGGCCAGTCGCCGTGGGGACCGCGGACATCGGCGGTTTCGAGCTGGCCGCGGGAGACGGACAGGGTGCCGATCCCCGTTCGCGTTCCACCCACCGCGTCACGGATGACGAGCTTGTCCATCCTCGACAGGTAGATCCGCTGGGCGGCGTCGGAGCCGAAGGACCGTGCGAACGGTCCCGCCTGCTCCTGGGTGACGCCGGCCGGGTTGCGGCTTGCCCGCTCCACCATCCCGGCGACCACGTTGGGGATGTCCTCGGGGACGCCGGACAGCGCCCCTTCGTCGTCGAGCCACGACACGCCCGCGTAGGCGCGGACGATCGCCGAGGCTTGTTCGAGACGGGCTTCGGCCTGCGTGTACGCCGCAGAGTCCGACGCGAGCGGCCCGTCGTCGCCGAGGAGGCGATCGAGGTCATCGACTGTTGCGAGCGCGGCTCGTGCCACGACCACCTCCTCGGGTCAGGACGATCAGGACGAGGCGCCAGGGAGTGCGAGCTTCACGGCACGGACGAGGATCGCTCCCTCGTCGGCATCGGGGACGAAACGTCCGCTCGCGTTGATGGTGCCCTTGTCCAGCGTCGTGGCGGTGCCCATGAACGTGTCCGTGAGCAGCCGGTCTGCCGGACCGTTGGTGTCGTCGGGGAGGTAGTCACGCAGCACCCGCAGCTGGAGGCCACGGTAGGTGCGCTTCTCCCCCCAGGACGCACCGGCAGGCACGTCGGGGGCGACGAGGGCCAACGGGAACGCCGTGCGGTGCGCGGCGATCGCGATGTCGGGGTCGAGGCCGATGGCCGTCACCGCCGTGAAACCGGCGATGCGGCCGATGATGGCCTCGCGCAGCGCCTCGGACGAACCGGAGGTGTCGAACTTCGACAGCCGGTCCGACTTGAGGATCGCCGCCTCGACGTTCGCCCCCACTGCCAGGAACCGTTGCCCAGCGGGAACGCTGTGCAGGTTCAGGGCGATGCGGGCGTCGACGAGACCGAGGTACGGGTCGTCCTCGTCGAGGGTGACCTCCACCTCGGGGGTGGAGTCGGCCATCTCGGCGCCGATCTTGTCGTCGACCTTGCGGACGACGCCGCCCATCGCGGGGGCGGTGACCTGCTCGCCGAAGTTGGTGATGTCGAGGGTCATCTCCTCGTCGGTCACCCGGACACCCTTGTAGACGTGGGTGTCGAGCTTGACGTCGACCGAGGTCTCGTCGAGCTCGTCGAGCTGGATCTGCGTGGTGGACCGCATGACCCGTTCCTTGGCCTCGGTGTACGCCGGCACCTTGAGGGTGACGGTGTCGTTCTTGGCTCCCCGGAACTGGTCGGCGCGGCCGTAGTCGCGCCAGGTGAACTGGGCGAGAACGGTGTCTCGCTCGAGCACGCCGAGCGCCTGGGCGACGACCTGCTCTGCCTTGACGAATGTATTGGCCACGGCTTGACCTCCTTGGTCGGGTGAATGTGGACCGCAGGCGGCCGCCGTGGAGGGGCCGTGCGGGGATCAGAACCGGGGGACGTTGGCGGCGAGCTTCGCCGGGTCGGTCTCTGCCGCTTCTTCACTGGGATCGCTTCCGCCCTTGAGGTCGGGCGTCGGCTTGTTCGACGGGGGCGGCTTCGCGCCGTCCGTCGGGGGGTGGTCTTCGAGGTACTCGTCCGCTGCGGCTTCCATCTCCTCGCGGGAGGAGCCGGTCACGTACTTGGACTTGATGCCCTTCTCGCCCGCGACCTCCAGGCGAAGCGCCTTGGCCGCGTTCTCGTCTCGCTCCTTCTGGAGCTTGGCGTTCTCGTCTCGGAGGCGGTCGGCCTCGGACTTGTTCGCTGCCTCCTTCTCGTCGAACTTGTCGGCCTTGGCCTTGAGTTCGTCGTAGTCGGAGTACTTGTTCTTCTCCCTGCTGAGCCGGTCGGCGACGATGCGGTCGATGTCGGCCTGGGTGAAGGTCTTGCCCTCGTCGTCCTTCTTCGGAGTCGGAGTGTCGTTGGGTTCGTCGGGCACGGTGGCCCTCCTTCCGGCCTGTTGAGCGTCGGCCGTTGACGCTTCCTCGCCTTGTGCGAGTAGAGATTCAGGCGGCTTCGACCATGTGTCGGAAGACCTTGGTGGTATCGCCGTCAGCGGCCTTGGCCTCGTCCCACATCTGCTTGAACCGCTCCGAGCCAGCAGGCCACGCGGCGTCGCGCCGATAGACCGGTTCTGGTGAGCAGGAGCAGTTGTCGTGAGACTGGAATCCGGCGGTGTCCTCGCCCTTGTAGACCGGACCGCGCGATGCGACCATGGCGCAGAACGCACACGCCTTGCCGCTGGTGGCCCTGGCCCATCCGAGGGCCTGACGGTCGGCGTCGATGGTGTTCGAGGTCGTGGAGCGGCCACCGTCGAGAACGTGGCGGAGAGCAGCGCCGGCGACCTTCGTGCGGGCAAGGTCGGTGGCTTCGGGGAGCAGAAGACCGCGGCGGGATGCAGACTTGATCGTCACCGGGCCGGTCACGAGCATGGACGTCGTCACGGCGTCACGGGACAGTTTGGCGAGGATGATCGGGGCCCGTGCGCCAGAGCCCATCTCGAGCTTCTTGAACAGGTCGACGTAGTTCGCTGCGAGTCGGGCTGAGGTGGTGTGCTGGGCTTCGATGAGGGGGAGCACGGCACGGATCCACCGGTCGAACGACCCGTCCACGTCCTCGACGTCGAGCAGTGGGAAGGTGGCGAGGATCTGGGCAACGACACGGGCACCGAGACGCGCCTGAGACAGCCTGTGCGTCTCCGTGAGGCGCTGGGCCTCTCTGGTGGCTGCCATCAGCCGACGGGCATGTCCGGGGACGTCTGACCGGCCATCAACTCGTTCAGCAACTGCTCCATGGAGCCGCCCTGTTCCATGATCGTGAGCGCCTCGTCGACGTCCTGCTGCGTGAAGCCGGGGATC